TGTTACTTGCTGATATAATCTTTTTCTGATATAATATGTTTTAGTTTTGGTAGCATCATCTGGAAATATGTTAATATCAACAGAGTCTCCAATTGCTAATCCATGATCTTCTGTAGTTTCTATTAAGACAACACTTTGATTTACTTCAAATGGTTCTAAGTTATCACTCAAAGAAACTAATGTAACAATTTTAGATCCAGATGTGTTGAAAAGATTATCTGACTGAAGGTAGTAATTGTCATCAACAATCCACACACCAGACAATACTTTGATGGTAACTGTATTCTGCCTACTAGTTCCTTCTAAAATTTCGGCAGTAGCAATAGGTAGGTTGACACCATCAGTTAAACTTAATATAGCACCTTTCGTGTAATTGCTATCTTGGTCTATAGTAAGAATAAAAGTTTTGATATCAGCAGAAAAAGTTCCGGTGTTATTAAAAGTTCCTATAACATTTTTAAGTACAATCAAGTTATCGTTGGTAACAGTTCCTACGATTGAACCAGATGCTCCACTTGCCGGTTGTCTTAATGTATCATCTACAAACAAGAAAGCATTTTGAATAGTTGTTAATTTTACAACTTTGTCTTCTTTACTTTGTAAGTAATTAACTCCTTTTCCTTTAACAGATGATACTAATGCATTAACATCTCTTCCCTCGGTTCCAATATTATTAAAGTATAGTTGTGAATTAACAGAGAAATTACTAGAAGAATTGTCAATAACGACGTTATCTACAGTTCCTGATCGTACTTCGGAAATAGTAGCTACTAATCCATCACCATTACCCAACATTCCAGGAGTAAAAAATCTTTTAGCATCTTTGGGAATATCGTTTTGATTAATTTTAGTAGTGTAATTACTATCTACTGGTAGAGAATAGAATTTGTCTCCTAAAACATATGGAAACTGTGGTACTTGACTACTATTAATAGTAATAAAATAAGCATATGTTCCATCAGGAAAATCTGGAGTGATGCAAAAACGACCGTTGTTCTCATCCAAAGATCCACTTTTATGAGAATAAACATAGTCATTGATAAAGGATCCTAATGGATACTCTACCGGTGAAGGTCCATCTTGTCTACTTCCAGACAAAGAATAACTAGAAGTCATTCTTACAATTGAAGAAATTTGATCTAGTGGATTCTCGTATCCAAATGGACCATAGATTGGGTTGCCATCATAAGCAAATCCCAAAATGGGAGAATGTGTTTTGTTTGTTGGTTCTGTATCTGCAGAATTTAAATTGTCGTTTAATTGAATTCTGAGTGCTTTTGGGTTAGCAACTTGACCATATCCATATTCAAGAACATTGTTTATGTTTTCAAATACATAACCATATTGTTTGTCTAAATTTGATTCTAAACTGACATAACGATTTTTATTCCACTCTTTTAACAATGGTGTTACTTCAGCATCAGATCCAACAGAAACAATTTCTACTTGAATATTTTGTTGAGTATATAATGAACCACCAGCAATTTTAGTAAATTCTACAATAGATCCGTCCCTATCAATTACTGTATTATATTCGGCAAATCTTCCTTTGCCAACACGATCAGTAATTCTTACAATAGGTGGTGTGGAATAAAATTTGCCAGGATTTTCAACGATTATACTAGTTACTTCTCCACCGGTTACAACTGCTCTAGCAACACCGTCTCTTCCAGAAGTAATCTCTACTTCAGGAGTAACTGGGAATGTGATGTCAGTATCAACAATGATACTATCAACAACTCTACCAACCATCTGTGCCCTTGCTCTTCCGGCAAGACCATCAACTACAACAAATGGAGGATTTACATATCCACGTCCTCTATTATCTACACGAATTTCTTCCAGTTTTCCAAAACGTAGACTTTCAGAATCTTTATATCCATAAATGGGAACACCATTTAATAAGATACCAACATCTCTTTTTTGTGTTTTATAAACTTCTGTTGTTGCTACAGGAGTTTTTCTAAGGATTCTAAGTATTTTTTGATCCTGGACCGGTTGTGTAACAATAGGACCGTCAAAAATGTTATGCGAAGGATAACTAGACGATGTGATATAGTAATACTGATCATCTGCAAAAATAGCAGACACATTATTAGAAATACCAGCAAGAGATTGTTCTACTGGTGTATTAGTACTCGATGTTACTGATGTTCCTGTATCCTTGATCCATCTAAGTTGATTGGTTCCGGGTAGAACAATTCTGGGGTCTGCTGTTTTAAAACCGGGTTCTGATACTTGTACAGCATCACCTGTGAATGAATACGGTTGAGAAACATCGGGCAAAGCATCATAAACAACACCCAAGGTTAGTAATGTAACATCAGAACCTTCAATTGTAACCGGTTTGTATACAAACTCACCTTGAGAATGCTCTACAGATAAACTTCTTTCGCTAATAATAAACTGAGTTACTGTCTTATCAGAAAACTTGATAATTTCATCACCAATTAAAATTTCTCCAATAGAACTCCACCCCATGGTAGAAAATACATTAACTCTATCGCCAACCCCAAAAGATGGTGCTATGCTACTTTCTAATTTTGTTTTTGTTGAAATTTGAAATTCGCCATTGACGGTTTCGGGAGCAACAACAATATTCCAGATTACTTCACCATCAATCGTACCTTGAGCAATAACGTTATCTACAGTAGCAGATGCATATCCATAATCATCTGTTGGAGACTGTACTATTTTCTTACCAATTAGGTCTTTTGGATTTCCTGATACTACCTTTACCTTAAGAGCATATACATTAATCCAATCAGATTCTGAGGATTTGTATGTAAATTCTCTTGGGTGATATACTTCTGGTTTGTTCTCTACATCATCTGATATAATAGTATTAAAAATAAATTTAATAGAATCATCAGTTCCTTTTGCTTTGTAGAACTTCTGAATATTTTTAATCAGAGTTCTCTTATCTACTTCCCCTCTAAGATACTTTTCAGGGAATGAACCAAGGTATTGGTTTTCAAAATTTCTTACAAAAGCATATAAGAATAGATTACTAATATTATATACTTCAGCACCTGCTAAATGCTCTGCTGCTGTTGTACTAGAAAAATTGGAAGAGTTGTATAGATCCCCTAACTTGGTATTTCCACTTACTCCTCTGGAGCATTTCTGTAATTGACTATCAGTGCGACTTTCGTAGAAAATAATTTCGTCATCAATTCTTACATACCCATTTTTCTCTGGAAAAGACTGAGCATCTATAAGATCAATAGTTGTATCACTAATACTAATATCAGAAGTAACAGTATCTTTTTGATTAAGTAAGTTTTTTTCGTAATAATCAATGTCGGCATACTTTTGGATGTTACTTAAAACATCTAAAGGACCACCTTGTACTTCCTGTGCTTCATAATACTTCTCTACAAACTTACCAAACAGTTCATATTCAGAAGAAATGAATTCTGGAAGTTGGGACTCAATTAGAGTAGAAATTCTCTTAGTCTTTACAGAAGGCATTTACTTTACTCTTTGTATGCAGTGAACGATGAATTGGCAACGTCAACGTCAAGGTATACCTCACGGAGTGCCTTGATATCATTAAGAAGTGGTTTTACTCTAACAGAAATGCGGTTGTCGAAGAATGATCCTTTTATGATAGTAAGAGCATACATTTTCAACTCACCTTTTTCATAATCAATATCTCCAACATTACTGTCTAGAACAACTTTTTCGCCGGTTACGCTATCTATTCTATATAGGACAATTTTGCTATCCCTATCTTCCAAATATACATCAAACGTAGGGTATTCTGTTACCCTAAAACCAGTTGATGACAGGGTAGGTTCTTCGCAATCTTTATCAAAAGCATTTTGAAAACATACTTCATAATAGAAAGTAGAATTGAGACTAGGATAAAAATCCTTCCTCATAGTTACTTCTGTTAAATTTGAATTGATTGCTGGGTCTGCATCATCAATAACGCTGACTAACTTACTAAATCTAAACTTGCCATTAAATTTTTCTATATCGGATACATCAAGATATGATTGTACAGAACCAATTACTTTGTCTCTGATTTGTGGTGGTTTTAAATCTGTTGATTCACCATTGTAAAAAATCTTGGAAGTTAACTCAACAAATAAAATTGATGGGTCTACAATAACGGGTCTAACAGAAGCAACCATATACTTCTTTAGATCTGAAATAATTTCTTGTTTTGTCAATGACGATAGAAAAGATGCGTCAGTTGGTTTCAATACAATAAAAACTTTACCATACTCAGGTGGATCTTGATCTTCGCCACCAAAAATAATAATATCACTTACTGATGGATATACTTTACGAATGATAGCAGAGTAATCTTGAGCAGTTACAGCACGATCCTGTGTGCCATACATTTTTGGAGCATTTGTCTTGATATTCTTAATAGACTCTTTTTCTTCTCCACCAGAAGAAGCTACTACATTAGTAATAATAGTACTAAAAGAGTTTGGTGATGCACCATTTTGATTTTCAATAACACCAGAAAACACAAATGTTCTAACACCATTAGACTCTGGTCCTGATGTTGTGATGTAAGATACTTCTACTCTAGATCCATTATCAACTTTCTTACCTAAAACACCATCACCCAATAAAATTTCGTATCTATCATCTTCAATCTCTTCAATGAAGAAAACTTTTGATGTAGAATCTACATTTAAAATATTATCGGCAACGAGATATGACTCGTTAAAATTACCACCAGAGGGATATACCTTTACCCTAATAGTATTAGTGTCAATGTTTTGGTTGTCAAGAACAAATCTTTGTGATTTTAATGCTGTGTTAACAGTAAACGTGTTGAGAATCTGTGTTCCTTCTCTAACTTCAACATTATCAAATGTTGCAACGTCGTTAACTACTTGTCCTGTTACATCCTCTAATGTGATGTATTGATAAATGTTGTTGTCATATGAACTGATAAATCCTGTTCCTTTCTTCAGTAGGAGTTCAGTATCAGTTGTTGGTGACCCATAAGTTATATTAAAAGAAACATACGCAGTAGGAGAGGTGATACCTTTGGGTCTGTATCCTAATTGCTTCGCAATCGCTACTACGTTGTCTCTTAAGGTGGCAGAATCAATGAATAGTTCATTGACTACCAGATTAGCATTAAACGCCGTATAATACGTATTATAGGCAAGTGTGTCAATTAATGTTGATAGGACTGAACCATCAAAATCATAGTCAGTAAAATCTGACTGTGCTCTGATATATTCTTTCAGAGCAACTTTGATATCTTCAAAGTCTAAATTAGCAACCTGAGTATATGGCATTATCGTGTGCGCTCTAAGAAGAATTCTACTGCTACTGGTGTATCGTCTCTACCTACGATCGTATACGATAATTCAACTTCATATCCATTACTCATCTCTTCTGGTATGCAGTTAATAGTATTAACACGAATTCGTGGTTCGTAACGATTCAATACATCTGCGATCTCTGATCTGAGAATACCAGCACTACCATAATCTAATGGTTCAAATAATATATTTTGAATATCACAACCTAATTCCGGTTGAAATGGTCTTTCTCCCTTCCTAGTAAGGAGTAAGGCAGTAATCGATTGAACGATAGCTGCCTTATCTTTTACCGTTACTAAATCATCACTTACAGGATGCTTCTTAAAGGTAATACTCAGATCTTTAAATGTCTGAAAGGTCGGCATCTAGACACAGCAGTAGGCTGTTACTATTTATCACTTACCAACGAATCCATCTGCCCATTCTTGAGAATCAAAAACCTCTTGGTTCTTTGCTTTGTTACGATTACGTTTCGCTGACATGTTTAGATACTTATCACTATCAGTCTCGGTGATAAGTGTCATACCTTCATTAACAAAGTCATCGCCTTTGTCAACTGATCCGTCTAAGTGATTAGGGTGTCCCATTTTGTTTCTCCTTTTGTGTTTGCCAAAAATAATCATCAACTTTCTCTGCAGGAAGNTTGCAAATTAAATTCATCCCCTACCTTGTCCTCTGTAACGCTTCTTAGCATTGTTACGTGATGTAGCAGTATACTTAGTATGCTTACCACGTCCTTGACGAGTACGCTTCGGATGAGACTCAATTGTGTCTGCTCCTGATAATCCAATTCTGCTCTTTGCCATAATTAACTCGGTGTTTGTGATTCAGTTTCTATTGTAGGATACTTAAAGTATGCTGTCAAGCATATCGGCGCATCCGTTTCGGCGTAGTTGTTTACCCTGCTATAACCTTTGCATACCCTGTGCTAATACTACCCAAATCAGCACTATCACCTACTCTCGCAATCCCTTTACCACCTACTAAAACTCTCCCAGATCCAGCATTTATAACTTGACCAGGATGTGGCACACATGGTGGTGCTGGTGGAGGACTGGGATTCGTGATTGTGTGCGCCTGTAAGGGGTCTCCTACTACTGCAACGGGGAATCCACCCACTATAACCTTTGCAGTCCCTCCTAGGATCTGTACAGTCGTATCACAACCATGCCCAGTTGTTACACTATCGGTGCCCTTCCTTGCTACTGCTCCCATTACACTACCCTCGCAACATGTAGTAAATCTTTCTTAATACCCTCTACATTATTATGCAGATAATCTAATGTCTCTGAGAGACTTTCATAATCAGATTCCGTGGGACGACGATACATCAATTGTGGTCGCTCCAGCTGCGATATCCGTTGGTCCAGGCTCGTCAACCTCTCGGACAGCTTCTGGAGTGCGCTCTCCAATTTCTGCTGCTGCTGTGACAACTCTTCCGTCATTTTGATCTCCTCTCATGTATGCTTCTGATGCTCTCGACTCAAATGCGTCACAGAATTCATCAAAGTTATTTAATATACTATCGAAATTTTTAAACTCGTCTTTTTCAGGCATTTTTTTGCTGGGAAATTTTTTTGCTTTTGGAGGTTTCTAAAAAACCATTTTCAAAAATATTTAGTGCTCGTCTGGATACTTTTGTAGGTTAGGAGGGACCCATGGATTTTCGCTTGGCGCAACCGCTAAGGGGCATAGGGGGGCAATATACAGTCCCCCCCCATGTGTTATACTGTCATGCTGCTGTCAGTTGCTTGGCGATGTTCTTAATGACGAAGGACCTGCATCGATATGGGATGGTGATCTGTTCAGTGTCGCCACGTCTCCAGATCTCATGACTGCCACCGTTGCGGTGCTTCATCCATCCGTTCACACGGGCGAGGCGTTTCAGTTGCTTGTCGTTCACAGTTCTGCCATCATCTCATTCATCTCATCAGCGTCGATCGCTGCGTCATCCCATGCCACGCCGTCTGCTGTCTTGCAGAGCATACGACCGATCTGCCCCTCACACATGCAACGTTGGAACTTGTCCCATGGTGTCTCGTCCTCACTGCAGAACTTCACACATGCCTTTGCTGTGTTGTATAGGAACTCATCGTTGCCAATCCACAGCGACACGTTCCATGTCTCGTAGTTTGCCCAACCGTTGTATGTGGTGGTGGATGCTGTCATGTGATGTCCTTTGTTTGGTATGTGCTTATTGTAGACCCTAGAGCGGCGTTGCCTATGCCAGCAGTGCCAGTTCCTGAGTCGTCACACTGCTGATGTCCTCTCCCTCGTAGACCCTCACCCATGGGATGGGTTGACCAGAGGTGAGACGCCAGATCATCTGATCTCCCTCTTGCTCCTGCTGCCTGATCGCTGCGATACGGTAGGCACCGCTGATGGTGGGTGAGTAGTCTGCACCGTACTCATCAAAGGTGCCGAAGGAGGTGGGTTGAACTGCGAACATGGTTTTGTTGGTTGTTTGTTTGTTGAACTTAGTCTACAGGGTCAGGGGAGCAATCAGGCGGCGATGTGTGACAGTACCTCGATTGTCCCTCCCATCATGGCGCTATACTGTGAGACAGGAAGAACCCGTGTAAGCACGTAATCAAACTCACGCTCAAGTTCTGCCTTGTAGAGGTCGGCAGTGGACTGACAATCAAAGAGACGAAGAGAATCAAAGGACTCTCCCTCGTAATCA